AACACGCACGGCAAGTTCGGCTGGCGCACGACCGTTTCGCTGGAGGTCTGGAGCGAGGAGCGCGGGTTCAAGCAGGTCAACGAGATCAAGGACAGGCTGATCCAGCTGTTCGACCATCAGCCGCTCACGCTGGCCGACTACCACACGGTTGATGTCAGGCACGAGTTCGACCAGAACCTGCGCGACCCCGACCCCAACAAGCGCCGGGCGATCGTCCGGTTCACGGTGCGCACCGAACAGGAGGATTGATCATGGCAGGATTCAGCGCGTTCGGAACGCAGTTCCAGCGCGGCGACGGCGCCGACCCGGAGGTCTTTGCGACCATCGGCGAGGCCACCAACATCAGCGGTCCGGGCATGTCCCGGGAGACCATCGACGTCACCTCGCACGACTCGCCGAACCGGTTCATGGAGTGGGTCGGCGGCCTGGTCGACGGTGGCGAGGTGACGTTCACGGTCAATTGGGACCCGAGCATCCACATGCCGCTCAAGGACGATTTCCAGGACCCGCTGCCCCGCAACTACCGCATCGCGCTGCCCACTCCCCCGGGCGGTGAGTGGGAGTTCGCGGCGTTCATCATCGGCATGGAGCACGAGTACCCGCACGACGACAAGATGAGCGCCGACTTCTCGTTCAAGATCAGCGGCGAGCCTGATTTCGTGGAGGCGGTGTGAGTCTCAAGGATCAGATCAAGGCGGCCGACGACCGGCCGTTCCACGACGAGGACGTTCCCGAGTGGGGCGTCAAGCTGCGCATCCGCGGCCTCACCGGCACCCAGCGCGATCACTTCGAGGCCGAGCTGGTCGAGATCCGCAACTCGGGCCGGGACGTCGGGGCCAGGCTGGAGAACTTCCGGTCCAAGCTGCTCGTGCTCTGCCTGTACGACCCGGAGACCGACGAGCGGGTGTTCACCGACAGCGAGGTCGTGGTCGTCGGCGCCAAGTCGGGGCTGGTCGTGCAACGGCTGTTCAAGCTGGCTCAGCGGTTGTCCGGCATGGACGAGGCCGCGGTGGAGAGGGCCGAGGGAAACTCCGAGGCCGACCCGAGCGGCAGTTCTACCACCGGTTAGCCGCTCACCTGGGAGGCATGACTGTGGGCGAGCTGCTCGCGCGAATGTCGGCGGCCGAGCTGACCGACTGGATGGCGTTCGAGCGGATCAGCGGACCGCTTGGCGCCGGTCGGGCAGACCTGCAAGCCGGGATCATCGCGGCCACCATCGCCAACGTCAACCGGGCCAAGGGTAAGCGGGCCTACCGGCCGGACGAGTTCATCCCCAAGTTCGACCGGCCGAAGGCGACCACGCCGCAGCAGATGGCCAATTTCCTAAAGGCGCTGACGCTGCGACTCGGGGGCAAGATCCGCAAGGGAGGCGCGACCGAGTGAGCACGCTCGCCGAGCTGCTGATCAAGGTGTCGGCCGATGCTGCCGGGGTGGCCCGCGGCATGGCCGATATCAACCGGTCGGTGGGTAGTGCGATGGCTTCGGTCGGGACCAAGATTTCCAGCGCCGGGGCGGCCATGGAGCGTACCGGCGCACAGATGAGCGCGACCGGTGCAACACTCAGCCGGTCCGTGACCCTGCCGCTGGTCGCGGTCGGCGGGGCGGCGTTCAAGATGGCCTCGGATTTCGAGGCCAGCATGGCCAAGATCGTCGGGCTGGTCGGGGTGCCCCGCGAGCAGGTGCAGGCGTGGGAGGCCGACGTCCGGCAGCTGGCGATCACCTACGGGTCGAGCGCCACCCAGGCCGCCGACGCGCTGTTCTTCATCACCTCGGCCGGGCTCAAGGGCTCGGACGCCATGGACGCGCTGGAGGCATCGCTCAAGGCGTCCGCCGTTGGGCTGGGCGACGTGACGACGATCGCCGATCTGACCACCTCGGCGATGAACGCCTACAAGACCGAGAACCTGTCGGCGGCCGAGGCGACCGACGTGCTGGCCGCCACCGTCCGCGAGGGCAAGCTGGAGGCCGCCGAGCTGGCGGGCGCCATGGGCCGGGTGTTCCCGGTCGCCTCGGCGATGGGCGTCGGTATTGATGAGGTCGGCGCCGCGCTCGCGGCCATGTCCCGGACCGGCACCAACGCGGCCGAGGGCACTACTCAGCTGCGCGGCATCCTGTCGGCCATGCTCAAGCCCACCAGGGAGGCCGAGGAGCAGCTCGACAAGCTGGGGTTGTCCGCTGAGGGCTTACGTAAGCAGATCCGCGAGGAGGGTCTGCTGGCCACCATGGAAACCCTGACCACGGCGTTCGACGGCAACGAGGCCGCCACCGCTGCGGTGTTCGGTAACGTGCGGGCGCTGTCCGGGGTCATGGACATGATGGGCGCCAACGCGGACGACACGCGGGCGATCTTCGGCGCGCTGGCCGACTCGACCGGGTCACTTGATCGGGCGTTCGCCGAGACCAGCGACACCGCTCGATTCCAGATGCAGCAGTCGCTCGCCGAGGTCAAGGATCTGCTGCTGGAGGTCGGTCAGGCTGTCATGCCCGTGGTGATCGACGTGATGAAGCAGGGCGCCGAGATCGTCCGCGACCTCGCCGAACGCTGGAAGTCGCTCTCACCCGAGACTCAGAAGTTCATCGTGCAGGCCGCGCTGATCGTCGCCGCGGTCGGCCCGGTCCTCCTGATCGTCGGCAAGGTGATCACCATCCTGGGCACGCTGGTGCGGTCCGTTGGTTTCGTGATCCAGGTCCTGCGGCTGCTGTGGCTGGTCCTCCTGGCCAACCCGTTCGTGCTGATCGCCGCGGCGATCATCGCGCTGGTCGTGGTCGTGGTCAAGAATTGGGACACGATCAAGGAGGCGATCACCAAAGCCTGGAACGTGATCAAGGACGTCACGGGCAAGGTGTGGGAGTTCATCAAGGATGCGGTCGGGACGGCGGTCGACTTCCTGGTCGGGCTGTTCCTTAACTTCACCGTGCCCGGCCTGATCATCAAGCATTGGGACACGATCAAGAACGCCACCTCGAAAGCCTGGAACGCGATCAAGGACGCGGTCTCGTCGGCGATCAACGCGGTCAAGAGTGTGGTTACCTCGGTCTGGAACGCGATCAGCTCGTTCGTCAGCGGCGTGGTGAACAAGATTAAGTCGTTCGTGGTCAACGGGTTCAACTCGCTGCGGTCGGGCGCCACAACGGCGCTGCAACGGCTCAAGAGCGGGGCCACCAACCTGCTCAACTCGCTGCTGTCGTTCGTGCGCAACATTCCCAGCCGGATCGTCTCGTTCTTCACCTCGCTGCCCGGGCGGCTCTACGACGTCGGCAAGAGGATCATGCAGGGCCTGATCAACGGCATCAGGTCGATGTTCGGCGCGATCGGCAATGCGGTCAGCGGCGCCGTGAGCAAGATCACCAATCTGTGGCCGTTCTCGCCAGCCAAGGAGGGGCCGCTGCGCAGGTTCCCCCCCGAGATCGCGGGCGAGAACATCGGCCGACTGTTCGCCGGGGGCCTGGCCGACGCCGAGCGCGAGGTCGTACGGGCCGCGGAGTCGATCGCCCGCGCGGCGGCGCTGGATGCATCGTCGATCCTCCCGGAGCCAGGCCGGGGCCTCGACATCGCTCGCGCGGCGATCGCCGGGACCACTGCCCCGGCCGTGGTCGCCGCCCCGCCATCACGCGAGCAGCGCATCGTGTGGGACGTCACGGGCGCCGACGAGGACCTTAAGCGGATGATCCGGCGCATGGCCCGCACGAGCGGGCTGGACTTCGGGGACGAGGACTGATGCACGCGCTGCCGCCCGAGTACGTGGTCGAGATCGCGCCGGGGGCCGACCTGTCCGATCCCGGGTCGTGGACCTGGCTGGATATCACCGGCGACGTCCGCACGAAACGGGCGATCACGATGGTTCGCGGGCTGCGTGACGAGGGCCGGCGAGCCGATCCCTCGACCCTCGACCTTCAGATCAACAACCGGGACGGCCGGTACTCCCCGCGTAACCCCGGCTCGGACCTGTTCGGTCAGATCCGGCGCAACACGCCGATCAGGGTGCGGATGGGCAACGAGGTGCCGTTCCCGGGGTTCGTGCCCACCTGGCCCATCCGGTGGTCTCGCGGCGGCACCGACTCGTGGGTGCCGCTCAAGTCGGCCGGTATCCTGCGCCGGTTGCAGCAGGGTACTCCCCGGGTCCGCTCGGCGCTGGAAACGGCCATCGCCACACACGCGAGGGTGGCCGCGTTCGGCGCCACCGACCCGGCGCTCAAGGCGTACTGGACGCTGGAGGAAATGACCAACGCGGCGGCGAGTATCGGGGAGTTCCCGGCGCACCCTGACGTCGAGGGCCTGCCGGACATGCTCGCGACCGCGGCGGTCGACCAGCTCGGCTCAGTGACCCCGCTCGGCTCGCAGCCCATACCCACGTTCCCGACCAGCGCGGTCACGAGCATGAACACATACGACCTTGCGCCGTTCGAGGACGACGTCTGGAGGTTCGACTTTCTGGCGGTAATCCGGGATCTGCCCGAGGACGGGACCGGCACGCCACTGCGGACCAACCTGCTCGTGCTGAACACGACCGGTTCGCTCACCAGCGGCCTGATGCGGTTCCGGGTCGACGTGAACGGCGCGATCTGGCTGGAGGCGGCCGATAGTGCCGAGCTGAGCCTCACGGTGACCCCGACGTTCGACGTGTTCGCCGGGCCGGTGCTGATCTCGCTGCTGGTCGATGCCTCGACCGACGAGGCGACCCTGACCGTCTCGCAGGCACTGCGCGGCTCGGTGATCGCCAGCAGCTCGGACACCGACACCGCGACGGTTGCCATCGGCTACCCGCGACAACACAGTGTGCCGTTCGATTCGGGGGTGGCATTCAGCTCGCGGCATATCCCGGTCGGCATCGGGCACATCGCCATCAGCCAGGGCGCGGCCGTGGCGGGCGGGCCCGGGGTGATCTACCCCGCGAGGGCGGCGCTCGCCGAGCTGGCCCCGTGGACCGACCCGGACCTGTCGGCGCTCAATGGCTGGGACGGCGAACCGGCCGGGCTGCGGCTGATCCGGGTCGCGCACGATTCGGGTCTGCTGTTCGAGCTGGTCGACAATCCCGGGACCGAGCTGGTCGATGCGGTCAACACGCGGCTGATGGGCCCGCAGCCCTCGGCCGCGCTCGTCCCGGTGCTCAACGAGTGCCCCGACGTTGACGGCGGCCTGCTATTCGAGCGCGGGTTCGGGCTGGGCTACCGGCGCCGGGTCGACCAGTTCAATCAGACCCCCGTGCTCACCTTGGGGCAGGGCCAGCTGGCCGAGGCGCCGCAGCCGGACGACGGCGAGCAGCTGCTCAAGAACGAGATCCGGTGCGAGGGCCCGGACGGGGTCGGGGTCGTGGTCAAGGACCAGGTCTCGATCGACACCGAAGGGCTCTACGGCCGGTCGGTGCGGCGCAATGCGTTCGACCTCGGCGTGCTGCGGGCCATCGCCAACGACCTGCTCAGGGTCGGGACGGTCGACGAGCTGCGCTGGCCGTCGATCACGTTCTCGGTGGCGGCGCAGGACCTGGTCGCCGAGAGGTTCGAGCTGGTCGAGGGGCGGGTGATCACGCTCGCGCACGAGTGGGCGCAGCTGCCCGGGGTGACGCCGGTCGACCTGATCGTGCAGGGCTGGACCGACACGCTCACGCGCGAGCGATGGCTCGTCGAGCTGAACTGCATTCCGGCCTCGCCATGGCAACTGGAGGACAGCATGACCCTGATCGCGTACGAGGAGCACCGCGGCAAGATCGCGTACACCTCGACCCCGGGCACGCCGGACGAGCTGTTCACGATCGCCGACGTGCCGCTGGAGGCCGGGTTCAACTATCTGATCGTGGGCGAGACCAAGGCCGGTCACGACGGCACGAACGCGCTGGCCGTAGGCACGATGGCCGAGATCAACCTCTACCTGGACACAACCCGGATCGCCCGGTCGTACCACCGGCCCGATTCGAGTTTCATCATCAGCTCTCCGGGGTTCCAGCAGCGGTGCCGGGTCGAGCGGGCCGGGGTCACGGTCGAGAACACCGGCACGTACGACGTCGGCCTGTACGTGCGGGCGGTCGATATCAGCACCAGCGACGATATCGAGATCGGGTGCGAGGTGACCGAGCCGTTCGAGGAGGCGAACTGGTTGGCCGTCTATCGGGTGGGCCTTGCCAGCTGAAAGCTGAGGCGTATCGTCAGGCGCATGACCAAGGCACGGGTCGTTGTCGCAGCGATGCTACTGGTCGCCGCGCTGGTCGCTACCGGATATGTCGCCTGGGGTGATTGGGACCGTTCCCGGTTGATCGGGGTGGCCGACCAGCCTGTGGCCGTCGAGGTCGACGCCGAGCGCCAGGCGTTCGCTGCGGCACTCGAACGCAGGTTCCGGGGCCTGACCCCGGACAAGCACGACGAGACCTGCGCCAGCTTCCGGGCGGTCGGCCTGGAGGCTGCGCTGGCGTTCATCCGCGAACGGCACTACGCCCAGCCGGGCGGGCCGCGGATGCCGTTTTTCGACGACCTCGCGGCCGAGATCCTGAGCCGGGAGTGTGCGCTGCTGATCTGACCGGCCAGCGCGGTTGCTTGACTCTCTAGTGTCAGGTGCCCAATAGTGGGCGTATGTCGAACGGTGAGAGCGGCGTCGATCCGCTGGCATACGACGCCGAGCACGACGAACCGGCACCGGCTGACGCGGCCGACGACTCGATCGGCCAGGCGGCCGACGAGGTCCTCCCCGATCTGCCCGAGGACAAGGGCCGCCCGCGGGTCCGGGATTGGGATCACTCCCGGCCGGTCGGCCCGGACAACCCGATCTCGTGACCGAGTACCTGCCCCGGTCCGCGTGGACCTCGACCTCGGCGGCCGGGGCCACCCTCACCGGCACCGAGCTGGTGGGCGCGGCGCTGCACTGGCCCGGCACCACGCTCGCGGCATTCGGGGTCGAGTCCAGGGACAAGATCGCGTCCCGGCTGCGCGGCTGGCGTGACTTCCACGTCAACGGCCGCGGCTGGTCCGACATTGGCTACAACATCGCCATCGACCAGGCGGGCCGCGTGTGGATGGCCCGCTCGACGGTGTTCGGGGTCAACCGGGTGGGCGCGCACTGCGCGAGCGCGGGCAACCCGAGGGCCAACCACAAGTATGCCGGGGTGCTGCTGATCCTCGGCGCCAAGGAAACCCCGACCGCGGCGATGATCGAGGCGTTCCGCGACTGGTATCGGCGCGTGTTCCTGGCCCGCTGGCCCGGCCGCACCGACGTGCGGGGCCACGGCCAGGTGCCCGGGGCCTCGACCTCGTGCCAGGGGCCCGCGGTCCTGGCCCGCATCAAGGACGGCACGTGGACCGGCCAGCCCTCGTCGGGTGGCGGTGGCGGATCGACAGGAGGCAACATGGAAGCGATCGACGTCTGGCGATACAAGAACGCTCAGCTGACCGACCGTGATGCGTACTCGTTCCTGCGCGGCGCGGACGGTGCGGCGAGCATCGCAGCTTCGCGCGCGGGCACCGCCGCCTCGCGGGCCGCCGAGGCCCGCGAGGCGGCCGATGCCGCGCTCGTGGTCGCCAAGGCCAACGGCACCAAGCTGGACGCGCTGCTCAAGGCCCAGCAGGGATTGACCGCCGAGCTGGCGCAGGTCCGCGGGACGCTGGATGCCGTGCGCGGTCTCGTGGAGGCGCACACGAGCGGCACGCTCGACGCCGAGGCCGTCGCTGCCGCACTGGCGGCCCTCGTTCACCAAGCGACCGCACCGGCCGAGTCGTGAGTCCAGTAGGCCAGGAGCCGGATCAGTCCGTGCTCCAGCTGGTCTCGGCGGTCACCGAGGTCAAGACCACCCTCCAGCACATGTCTGAGGACATGCGCGTGATGAGGGTCGATCTCAAGGAGATCAGGGAGGGAGCGCCGCTTCACCGCATCCAAGTGCTGGAGGCCCGGTGGAGGGCCGTGACCACCTGGCTCGGCGGGCTGACGCTGGTCGTTCTCGGCGCCATCGCAACCGCTGTTCTCACACGTTGACCGAAGGGAAGCGAGCATGATCGAGAAGATTCGTCGCGTGGCCGAGTGGCTGGGCGATCTGGCGGACAAGGCTAAGGCCATCGTGGGCGCGGTCGCGGTGTTCACTGGCGTGGTGGTGACCGCTACCGCCAAGGAGCAGCTCGGGCTGGAGGATGCGCAGAGCATCGTGACGGCCGCGATCAGCCTGGCAGCGGTCGTCTACTACGTGATCTGGCGGGTGCCCAACGAGGGGCAGCTGAACCTCCGAGAGCTATCGCCCGCCCAGCTGCGGGCGGTCGACGAGGTGATAACGCACGGCGAGGAGTGAGGTCTGTTGCGGTTACGCACATTGATCACGGCACTGTTGACGGCGATCGTCCTGCTGGCCTCGGCCAGTCTGGCGGGCGCCCACGAGACCTACAAGGTCAAGCGGGGCGACACGCTCTCGCAGATCGCGGCCAGCCACGACATGAGCTGGCCCAAGCTGTACGCGGCCAACCGGTCGATCGTCGGGGGCAATCCCGACCTGATATTCCCGGGCCAGAAACTCACCATCGGCGAGGGCACCAAGGCGAGCGCGCGCAAGGCGCCGGCCCCTGACACTGAATCGTCAAACTCGAGCTCAACAGTGCGGCCAGCCACCGGAGCGGTGACGAGCCCCTACGGTTACCGCACGCACCCGATCACCGGGGTCTACAAGCTGCACACCGGCATCGACTACGCCTACGGCGACGGGAAGGCCCGGGCCGCCAGAGCGGGCAGGGTCTCGGTCGAGTATCCCGGCTGGGCGGGCAACCTCGTGGTGATCGACCACGGTGGCGGCGTCGTCACCCGGTACGCGCACCTGGCCAGCGTCAGCGTCTCGTCCGGCCAGCAGGTGTCCGCTGGGGACGTGGTCGGCCGGATCGGCGCGCGCGGCCTGGCCACCGGCCCGCACCTGCACTTCGAGGTGCTGATCGACGGTCGGTTCGTCAACCCGGCGAGCTGGCTCAACTAGGGGAAAGGGGACGGTCGTGCCGTTCGATGCTGTTGCGAAAGAGTTTGCACTCGACGGGGTGGCGGGGCAGCTGGAAACGGCCTCCCTGCATTCCGGGGACCCGGGCGTGGGTGCGACCAACGAGGTGACCGGTGGCGGGTACACGCGCCAGCCGGTCTCGTTCTCCCCGGCCTCGGTCGACGAGGTCACCCTCGACGCCGCGGTCGCGTTCACGACCCCGGCCAGCCAGTCGGTGACGTGGTTCGCAGTCTGGCGGGACACGGGCGGCACGGTCCGCTGGGGCAAGGGCCAGATCGTCTCGGGTGACGTGCAGGCCAACGCGGCCGGGGAGTACAACCTGGCCGCTGGCACGAGGCTGCGCATCACCGACGTCTGATGCTCTGGCGGGTCTACTACGGGGACGGGTCGACCTTCACGAATGAGGACGGCCCGGCCCAGGCCGCGCCCGGGCTGGGCGTGTTGTGCATCGTCCAGTGGGACGTCCAGCTCAGGCGCAGGGAGATCCTGCACGGCGACGGCCCGCGCGTCGTCGACTGGTACTGGTGGGAGGGCGAGAGCTGGCTGTGCGGGGACATGGCTGGGCTCGTGCAGTACCTCGCTGCGCCGGGCCCGCAGAAGATCCTCGCCGGTCGGAACGTGCCCAACGCGCAGTTTCGCAGGGTGATGAGGCAGGCAGCTAATGACACGCTCGATCGTTGATCCGGCGAGAGCGCGACCCGGCGAGATAATCGGGTATCGCAAGGACGGCCGCCCGATCCGGCTGCTCGCTGGCGGTCACACAAACCCGAACTACGTGCAGACGCACTTTCGGGCCAGGGGCGACACGGTCGGGCTCAACGTGGCCTCGTGGGACCACGCGCTCAATACCAACTGGTCGCAGCCTGTCGACGAGACGTTCCGGCTGCGCATCGCGGTCGGGGAGAACGCGGGCGCGGGCGCCGGGCTGAACGCGCAACTACAGTTCAGCCTCAACGGCGGCGCATTCACGAACATCAGCACGACCTCGGCGGTCGTGAAGGGCGTCAACTCCTCGCAGTTCGCCGATCTCGCTCCCACGACCGCACTGCTACGCACCGGGACGTTCAAGCCCGGCACCGGCTCGACGGACGGGTTCGCGCCGAGCGTCCCGTTCGCCGGTAACGACTTCACCGAATGGGAGTACGCGCTCCAGATCGTCGGGGCCGACGTCAGCGACGGCGACACGATCGACTTTCAGATTCTCGGGCTGAACAGCTACGCCGTCACGCCAAGGGCCACGGCCCAGGAGGCGGCAGCCGTTCCCGAGGGTCTCGGCGAGATCGCCGGTATCGGCGCACTGGAGGGCATCGGCCAGGTCGAGGCGACCGGCCTCGGCGAGATCCTGGGCATCGGCAAGGTCGAGGGCACTGGCCAGGTCGAGCAGGCCGGTCTCGGCGAGATCGTCGGCATCGGCCAGCTGGAGGGCGTCGGGTCGACCCCGGGCGTCGATCCGGCCGAGGGCCTGGGCGAGATCGCCGGTATCGGCGCACTGGAGGGCACCGGCCAGGTCGAGCAAGCCGGGCTCGGCGAGGTCCTCGGCGTCGGTCAGATCGAGGGGACCGGCGAGGCGCCAGCGGTGCCGGGCGCCGGGGGCACGGGCGAGATCCTGGGCATCGGCGAACTGGAGGGCGCCGGGCTCGCTGGTGCCGGTAACGGGCAGGGCGAGATCGTGGGCCAGGGCGCGCTGAGCGCCATAGGGGCAGCCGTTCACACCGGGGTGGGGCAAGTCCTGGGGGTCGGGATTCTGGAAGGCGTAGGGGACGCTCCAGAGGTCCCGGAGGCCGGTGGCCTCGGCGAGATCCTGGGCGTCGGCGTGCTGGAGGGCACCGGCCAGAACGAGCGGGTCGGCCTGGCCGAGATCCTGGGCATCGGCGAGCTGCTCGGCATCGGCGAGGGCAGTGAGACCCCGGTCCCCGAGAGTCGGATCATCCGGGTGCAGCCCGAGCGCCGTACGATCGAGGTGGCGCACGAGGCCCGGACGGTCACGGTGCGAGAGGATCGGGTGGTCGAGGTGGCGCAGGAGGACCGGACGATCACGGTGCGAGAGGATCGGACGATCGAGGTGGTGGGCTGAGGTGCATATCATCCCGGAGCGGATCGTGAAAGATCCCGACGACGTGAAGGACTACCGGTGGAACTTCGCGGCCTGGCTGGCCGAGGGCGAGACCATCACCGAGAAAGAGATCCTCGTCGACGACGCCAGCGGCGACCCGATCACGTTCTCGAACCTGATCAACACCGACACCGACGTGACCGTCCGGCTGTCCGGTGGCACGGCCGAGACCTCGGCGCGGGTGACCTGCCGGATCACCACGAGCACCGGCCAGGTTGCGAGCGCAACCCCGGTGTTCGACGTCCGCGAGCTGTGAACGCAACGGACCCCGGCCGGTCGTGTGCCGGGGTCCGTTGTTCGGGGCGGGGTCAGCTGCCGTAGATGCCGCGGCCGGTGACGTCGATCTCAATGTCCGAGGGTCGCAGGCCCAGGCCGGGCAGCGCGGCGATCAGCTGGTCGGCGTTCGGGAAGTAGCCCAGCAGGTACGGCCCGCGGGTCAGCCTGAGCACCCGGTGGCCGTCCAGATTGATCTGCTCGACCTTCGTGGTCAGCTCGTTCATCGCAACATCACCTCGCGGAGTGCGTGCTCCAGCATCGTGCCCGCTTGCTCGTTGGGGTACTCGCGGGTGATGCGGGTCCCGCTCGACAGATCGGCTCGCCGGGTCGCCACGACCCGCCAGAAGTTCTTGACCTCGCCGCGGACCCGGTAGACGGTCAGCTCGACGTGCAGGGTCGGGTGCTCGTCCTGGTGCGGGTGGTTCTCGGTTGCCATCGTGGATCACCTCAGACTGCGGGCAGCTGGTCGATCGGGACGGCTCGCGGCAGCCCGCCCTCGGGCGAGGCCAGCATCACGAGCAGCTCGATCACGGTCAGGTTGACGCTGACCGTGTGACCGAGCGCGGCCTCGACACGCCTGCGCAGGTTGCGCGGCGAGTCCTCCCATACGCCTGTCGGCAGGTAGCGGCTGAGGGCCAGGTCGACGTCCTCGACGTGCGCGGCGTAGGTGCCGTGCTCGGTCTGGACGCGGATGGTGGCCCGCTGTTGCGGGCTCAGGTACGGGTCTGTGAGTCTGCGGATCATGATCCCTCCTCGGGGGTCAGGCCCGGCCGGGACGGTCCCGGCCGGGCGGGTTGGTCAGTTGTCGAGCAGCTCGAACGGCTGCTCGCACTCGGCGCAGGTGATCTCGGCCAGCTCGAACGTGGCGCGGGCCACCCGGATGATGCGCGGGGTCTCGCAGCCGCAGACGGCCTTGGGCAGCCCGGTCGACTTGCGGCTCGGGTCACGCGGCCGACGTGGGGCGTGGTGCCCGCCGTCGCCACCGCTGGGGCCGCCGAGCAGCTGGGTCAGCCAGCCGGGCATTTCGACGGTCAGCGCGATGGCCTCGGTCAGCTCGCGGATCACGTCGGCGTACGCCTTGCGGGTCTCCTCGGTGATCGTGACGGCCGAGAAGCCGATGGTCGAGTCCGGGCGCTCGGGCTTGTACTCCAGGCCCAGCTCGACGGCCAGCTCGTGGAAGCGGCCGTTGTGGTAGCGACCCTGGCGCGAGCAGTCCTTGATCCCGCGGGCGGCGGCCAGCCCGTGGGCGGCCTCGTGGAGCATGGTCTGGACGGTCTCGGTGGCGCCGACCGCGAGGCGCTCGCCAGCGACGAACAGCTCGGGCTTGTGCTCGCGCTCGACGGTGCCCTCGGCGTCGACGATGAACCGGCCGTTGGTCCAGAAGTCGTGACCGTAGTGGCCCCACACGGGGCGGCCGGTCTTGAACGACGAGCCGGTGATGATCACGACGGCGGGGATCTCGGGGTGGCGCTCGCGGATCGCGGTCCACACGTTCTCAAGGGCGGCGACCAGCTGGCTGCCGGTCTCGGTGCGGGTGATGGTTGCGGTGGTCACGGTGACCTCCTGGCGGTGGGTGGTGGTCGTTGTCATATGACTAAACTTAGTCGCATGACAATCCAGTGTCAAACGCTGGGCGCATGTCAAGGCGCCCGTTACCGGATTGTGACCTCAGAGCGAGCGGACCACCCGATCGAGCGCGCTGTCAGGCACGTCGGTGTAGCGGGCCGTGGTCTCGGGCCGGGAATGCCCGAGCAGCTCTTGCACGGCCCGCAGGTCCCGGGTCCGGGCGTACCCGCGCGATGCGAACCGGTGACGCAGCTGGTGGGCCGTCGCCTCGCCGCCGAGCGCGACCGAGACCACCCGCGACACGGCGGCCGGGGTGACACCTCGGCCATACCGTCCGGGAAACAGCAGGCGGTCCAGGCCCGCCCGGTATCGCCAGCCGGACCCGGCCTCGCCGCGCTCGCGGCGGGCCAGCTCGGCGCGCAGCTGGTCGGCCAGTCGCGGGTGAATCGGCACGAGCCGGCCCTTGCCACCTTTGCCCCGAACGCGCAGCCGGTCGCCGACCACGTCGGGCAGCCGCAGCCGGGCGATCTCGCCGACCCGCAGCCCGGCGTAGGCGGCCAGCAGGATCATCAGCCGGACCCGGTCGTTGGCCCGATCGAGCGCGGCCTCGATCAGCTGCTCGCCGACCGGTCGCGGCACACCTCGGGGCACCGGCACGCCGGGCAGCGTGGCCGCGGGGTTCCGCCTGATCCGGCCGGTCAGTTCGGCCCAGCGATAGAACGAGCGGATCGAGGCCCGGCCCGACTTGAGGGTCTCGGGCGACCAGTGCTGCTCGTGCAGAAACGCGGCCAGCTCGTCGACGCCGAGGCGCCACGGGCGCCGGTCCAAGTACGTCTCGGCCAACCGGCGCAGGTGCCAGCGGCGCAGTCTGATCGTGGTGGGCGGCCGACCCGAGGCGGCCAGCCAGTTCGTCCAGGCGTTGATCGCCTGCGGCCAGGTCTCTCGCACTTCCGATCCCCCTCGATCGGATTCGCGGGCGGCGTTCATGGCGATCTTAAGGGCGCGCGGGGTCCACGGTGCGTCACGATTCGATCAAGAGTGCGCCGCGCTCAGGCGGCCGTCGCGTCCAGCGGCACCTGCTCGCGCAGCTCAGCGACGGCGGCGCGGCGAGCGGTGGCGGTCAGCGGAAAGGGTGCCAGTCCGGGCAGGTAACCGGCAGGTTGTTGGTTCGAGTCCAACCGGGGGAGCTGGGACAGCGGGCGACGGGTCTCGTCGCCGTGCCCGAGCAGCCATGCCCGGTCGACCCCGGTGACGTCGGCCCAGGCCCACACGATCGGGCGGTTGGGCGTGGTCTGCCCGCGTTCATAGTTCGAGACCGACTGGCGGGCGATACCGAGCTGCTCGGCCAGTTCGTCCTGCTCCAGCCCCGCGTGCTGGCGGGCCTTGCGGAGCTTGTCGGCGAGCGTCCATCGCGGCACCGATCCGGTCTGTTGCATCGTGGTCATAGCTACCTCCCGTGGTCCGTGACAGTCGATTGTCACGTGACAAAGCTACCTGCTCCCGCCGACGCGGGCAACGAAACGCGCCCAGGTGCTTGTGCCATCTATGGGCGTACGCCTATCTTTGGCGCATGGCCAACACAGAGCGCGAACTGATCACCACGGCGCAGGCGGCCGAGCGGCTGGCCTTGAGCATCTGGCACGTGGCCAAGCTCGCCCGCACCGGGCAGCTGCCCTACGCGCAGAAGCTGCCCGGCCAGAAGGGCGCCTACCTGTTCGACCCGGCCGTGATCGACCAGCTTGCGACCGAGCGGCTGGCCAAGTACCGCAAGGCCGCAACGCGGCCCCAGCTACTGACCACCGGGTGAGGGCGAGCGCGGCCTCCAGGCCCTCGCACCTCGCCCGGTTCCACCCTCTCGAGAAAGGGGTCACCCGATGGCCCTCACACTCACCGAGCGCCAGGCCGACATCTGGCGCACCGCTGCCGCGATCATCTACGGCGTCGCCCGAGGTGACTGCGGCGACCTGTCCACCCTGATGCTGCGCGAGGGCGATCGGCGCTATCACGGCGAGGTCGCCGCGTGCGTGTGCGCCGCGTTCCTTGAGGCCGCCGAACGCCACCGCATCGACAACCACCTGATCGGCGAGGCCCGCATGTCGCTCCGCTGGACCAACCGGCCCGCCAACAGTCGGCAGGCCGTCGAGGCTGCGCACCGGTTCGCCCATGCGTTCGTGAGCATCGGCATCGCCTTCCTCGGGCCCGACGAGGCGATCGCCAGGACACACCTGCTGGTCGAGCAGTTCGCGGTCGGCAACTACGGCCCCGGGATCGAGGTCGAGTGATGGCCACCAACCGGACCCGCAAGCGGCGCGGCGCCAAGACTCAGGCGTTGATCGCCGAGTACCTGCGACCGCGCGGCTGGCCGTTTGCCGAGGATGCGGGCGCCGGTCGCCGCGGGCTGGACATTCTCGGCACGCCCGGGTTGGCCATCGAGGTCAAGGCCCGGCGCGACCTGCAGCTGCCCAAGTGGCTACGGCAGGCCGCGGGTTACCGCGAGGACGGCGGCGGCCTGCCGATCGTCGTGCACCGGCCGGACGGGTTCGGTGAGGCGTCGATCGACGACTGGCCCGCCACCCTGCGGCTGACCGACCTGGTCCGGCTGCTGCGGGCCGCAGGCTACGGCGACCCGGCCGACGACTCGACGACGAGCGCGCTCGTCCGGGCGCATCGGCTGATCCCGGAGACCCTCGGCCGGGCCGGTGTGTTCGACCACCCGTACCAGGGAGAGCCGGACGGCCTGTACTGCACGCACGGTGGCTACGCCGACATTGACCAGGTCGACTTTTGCACCCTGCCCAGGTCGGCGCACAAGGCCGAGGACGGTGTCCCGGCACCTCCCCCACTGAAAGACAACCGATCGCTCGGGGAGTTCTTCGATGGCTGACGGCTGGCTGGCGCGCAAGTTCGCCGGGGTCGACACGGCCCCACTGTTCGACGAGGCCGAGGTCCAGCGGCGCAAGGCGAGCGAGAACAGGCGACCCCGGCCCGCCAAGGTGGTCGACCGGGTGCCGTGCCCCGGCTGTGGCCAGGAGGTCAGTCTCCACGTGGTGGCCATGCGGGACAACCGGCGCGTGCTCGGCGTCAAGCGGCACTACCGCATGACCAACGGCGGGGCCTCGCTGTGGTGCCCGCGCTCGGAAACCGAGATCGAGGAGCAGGTCCGGTGAGCAACGTCGAGATCACGATCAGCCACGTCTACCTGACCCGCGGCGTGGTCGCCGCGTGGGTGGTGGCCGACCGCACCGTTCACCGGGTCGGGCACCTGCCGTGGCAAGGCTGGTTCTGCGGCTGCCCGCGCGGCAAGCGGTGCAGTCAGATCGCCAAGATCAAGGCGCTGGTCCCGGTCGCCGCGGTCGAGCTGGGCGCTCGGTCCGTCGAGGCCGGGATCGCACCGGGCGCGGCCTGCCACGTACCCAATCCCAACCATCACCAGGAGGTAGCAACATGACTATCAAGATCGGATCGCCGCGCTGGCAGGAGCTGGTGCGGGAAGGGATCATCCGCGACGGAAACCGCAACTGGTTCCTCGGGGACGCCGCGCTGGAGATCGCCCCGATGGGCGATACCCATGCCAGCAATGGCAGCGGGGAAAAGCTGGCCGCTTATGCCGACGAGGTTGGCGTCGCGGCTGACTCCCTGCGCACTTACCGGGACGTCTCGGCCGCGTGGCCTGTTGCGAACAGGTTCGCAACAGTGTCATGGAAGGTCCATCAGCTACTCCGGACCCGCCAGGAGCTGATTCGTGACGGTATGACCGTCACGCAGGCGCACGCCGCGCTCGGCCACAAGGGCACCGGCCGCACTGGACCGACGTCCTCCACCGAGGACCGGGCCGCTGCCGTTCGTGACCTGCTCACCGATCCCGAGGTCGCTGCACAGGTGATCGAGGACAAGGCCGCGCGTCAGACGGTCGGCCGGGCCATCGGTGAGCACTACCGCAAGGCCGCGACCGACCGGACCGTTCGCACCGAGCGGATCGCCAACACGGACGACGTCGACCGGCGCACCGATGCGCTGCTGTGGGTGAACCGTCTCGGCGAGTGGGCCGAGCGCGGTGCCCGCGAAGGCGACGAGATCCTGCGCCACGTCGGCGACCTGCCCGCGCCCGAGGAGCACTGGCTGCGCGGTGCGATCGACCGGATCGAGGCCACCGTGCGGGCCGCCCGGCGCTACCTGGACCTCGGCAGGTCTGAGGTCGACGCCGAGCTGCAAAACCTGATCGAGAGGGAGTCCTGATGGCCGAGCTGTGCATTCACGATCTGATCCCGTCCGGCTGCGCCGTGTGCAACGGCGCCGACGTCACGCAGCGGGCGAAGCGGCCGCCTGCCGCCGAGCGGCATTCCGAGGCGATCTTCGACCTGATCCCGGTTGTCGCCGACGACACCGACCGGCCGATCAGCAATCAGAAACTCGCGGCCGAATCCGGGCTGACCCCGGCGCAGGTCGCGGCGGCCGTGGCGTACATGCGGGACAACTATCCCGAGCTGCCGTTGGTCTCCAGCTCGGACGGCTACTGCTTCACCCTTCGATCCGGCGACATTAACCGGTTCCGGCTGGCGCGTATGCGGGCGGCGCTCACCATAATTCGGCGCCTGTGGCGAGGGGTGATCAAGCCGTACGTCGACCGCAGAGTCAAGAACGAGAAGATGGGCGCCGACCAGGCGGGGTTCTTGACCATGCAGTTCGAGCACCTGCTCGACTACCTGGACCGGATGGCCGTCTAGTGCGTGACCACCGCGCCACCCACTTCGCCGACTGGCCAGGCGGCAGCGGCCACTGCTTATGCATGTGCCCCTCGTGTTTCGTCTGGCTCACCTCGCACCCGAGGACCGGACGATCCCGCGGCGGGCGATGCGTGTGCGTGCGCTGCCCGTGCGACGGCCACGGGTTCATCCTCTCGGCGAGCCCCAGGGCGGCCGCCGATGCGTGAGATCCAGCGCGGCGACCAGGTCGCCTACCAGGTCTGGCGGTTCAACCGTGACAGCTGGGAGTGGGAGCTGCTCGACCGTGAGGCATGGGTGGTCTACCTGGCCGAGCCCCAGCCCGACATGCCGGTGCGGCTGCCGTTCGGGCACCGCGGCCGGATCACCCGGCTGTCCACCAGGCGCGGCGTGCAGGGCGCGCTGGTGCGCATCGACGGCCAGCACCATCGCCCGGCCTGGCTGGCGCTCGACGAGCTGCCGCTGATCCGGCTGCGCACGTCGCACGACGGCGGCAAGCAGTTCACTCTCCCCCGACGAAAGGTGATCACCTGATGGACACAAACAACGCACCTGCCACATCGGCCCTGGCCATGCAACAGCTCGCCCGCGCCGAGGCGCTCGACCGCGCGCGGGTCGTGCTGCACGCGCGTACGCCGTTCACCGGGAGCGCCGTCGAGGCTGCCGCCGTGATCACGGTCGCCGAGTACATCATCACGGGCGAGGTGGACCGGTGACCGAGCTGCACCAGCCGGACCGCAGAACGCACCCGGACGGCATTCACCGGGACTACCACACGCGGCCGATCTATCTGATCCCGGGCAACGACAAGGTCACGACCAAGTGCGGGTGGTCCGACGAGACCGGCCGCCACGGGTGCAACGCGCACGTGCCGGGCGGGCCGTTCCAGCGCATGACCACGTTCATCGGCGTGCTGGAGGACACGTTCCGGCTGGAGCTGTGGGGCAAGCGCAACGTGGCCATCGGGTTCGCGGTCGCCGACCACCTGCTGCTCAAGGTCTCGGGCGAGATCAACCCGGACGACCCGCACGAGAACAAGGCCGCGATCGACAAGATCGTAGAGGAGGCCGAGCTGGCCGCCAGGGCCTCGGCCGGGGCCGACTCGGGGACCGCGCTGCACAAGCTGACCGAGCGGCTGGACCGGGGCGAGCGCGCGCAGGTGCCCAAGGCCAACAAGCCCGACGTCGCCGCGTACCGCCAGCTGGTCGACGAGCGCAAGTTCACCTGGGACGAGATCGAGGTCCCGACCGTGCTCGACGGGGTCCAGCCCACCACGACGGCGTACGGCATCGGCGGCAAGTTCGACCGGATCGCCGGGCACTGGCTCGACGTCAAGGACCCGTGGCCGTGCCAGCGGTGCGGCAAGGGGCGCCGGGTGGCCGACCTCAAGACACAGAAGGATATGGATTGGGGCCAGGCCAAGACCGCGATGCAGCTCACCGGCTACGCCACGAGCAACCGGTACCACCCGGCGACCGGCGAGCGGTCCGACCTCGACGTGTGCCAGTGCGCCGGGTACGTGATCCACCTGCCGGTCGGCAAGGGCGAGGCGCACCTGTGGCGCGCCGACCTGATCCGGGCGCGGGACCTGCTCAACGCAGCGCACAAGGTGTGGTGGGCGCGCAGCCAGAAGGGCCTGCTCGTGCCGGTCGAGGACGCGCCGGCCCCTGACACTGAAGCGTCAACCGGCCCCGACATTCACGGGCTGATCTCGGTGGCGGCCGACCGCCACAACCTGGTCGGGCTGTTCCAGCACTTCCGGGCCGAGGGCCTCTGGCAGCCCGAGCACGACGACGCCGTGAGGCGGCGGCTCAAGCAGCTAGCAGAGCAACAGGAAGGGAGCACGACGTGAGCTACATACCTCGCCGCGAGTGGTGGGTCGACGGGCCGGACGACGAGGACGACGGCGGCCTGTCCACCGAGCTGCCGCGGAGCATAACGAACACGGCGATCGCTGTTGTGGTCGCTGCGATCGCCTCCAGTGTCGCGCTGGTCGCGGCCGTCGTGTGGGCGATCGTCCGGCTCGTGCTGTGGGTGGTGAGCTGACATGGCCAAGATCGAGGTGCGTGCGGCCAAGCTGGCCGAGGCGCTGGCCGTGACCATTCCGTTCGCCGGTACCGATCCGGTGCTGCCCTCGCTGAACGCGGTCCGGTTCATGGCGCCGCGCGGCGCGAACCTCGTGCTGGCCGCCACCAACCGGTTCGTGATCGGCGAGTTCACGCTGCACGCGGACGACGTGCCCAGCATCGACGGGCTGACCGACGACGGGTTCACCCTGGCGCTGCCAGCGGCCAAGGACTGGCTCAAGCTGGCCAAGGCCGCGGCCCGCACGAACAGCGGCCTCGGGACCGTCCTGCTGATCGAGGTGGACGGCGAGCTGGTCACCCTGGCCGAGCCGGGCGCCGCGAGCAGCACCAGCCGAACGGTCGGTGACCAGTGGGTACCCAACCACGAACGGCTGTGGCCCACCATGCCGGGCGAGCTGGACCGCATCGGCTTCCGGTCCGACGTGATCGGGGCGTTCGCCAAGGCGTTCAAGGTCGAGCCGCTGGAGTTCCGGTTCGGCGAGAACGCCAAGCGGCCGGTGGCCGTCACGGCACCCGGGGTTCCCGAGTTCCGGGGCCTGATCATGCCCGTGAGCCTGTCCGAGTAAGACCCAAGCAACAGGAGGATCAATGTCCAACCCGTTCGCCAAAACCACGCAGGCCCCGGCACCGCAGCCGGACCGGCCGACCGAGTTCGGCCAGCCCAACAAGCGCGGCGACGGCGCCCGCATCACGCAAGACCACTGGCGCTCGTTCATCGGGCACCTGGTGCTGTTCGAGGTGCATGGAATCCAGCTCGGCGTGCAGACCGACAATGGCCCGGCCGACGCGGTCGAGGCCGACGTCCACGTGATCGACCACCCGGACGAGCCGCAGCTGTTCGAGCGCGCGCTGGTGTTCCCGCCCGCACTCGTGACCGCCACAAAGGAGGTCCGCGACGAGAACGGCCACCTGGTGGCCGCGGCCGGTCAGAAGCCGTACATGGTGCTCGGGCGGCTGGCCGAGTACACGACCAAGGCGCAGCGCAAGACGTTCCAGCTGGCCGACCACTCGCCCGAGGACGTCAAAACCGCCACCGACTACCTGGCCTGGAGGCGTTCGCAACAAGTCCAGCAGCCGCAGCAGGCCCAGGGCCAGCAGCAGGGTCAGCAGGCCGCAGCGCCCCAGGCTGGCGGGCAGGAGCAGCCGCCGTGGTGAGCGCAGCCGACAACATGATGGGCGACGACCGCAAGCTCAACGTGACGGTGGTCCCGGCGCTCAACATCAAGCCCGGCGACACCGTGCTGCTCAACGTGGGCGCTGGCGCCGACCTGGCCGAGTGGCAGCCGGTCCTCGACCAGCTGCGCGCGCGGTTCCCCGAGGTCGAGTTCACGATGCTCGGCGGCGTCGAGCAGATCGCTGTCAAGCCCGGCCAGGACGAGCGGGTCCAGCACTTCGAGCAGGAGCTGACCGAGGCGCACGCCGAGATCGACCGGCTCAACGAGGCCCGGGGCACCGACGCCGAGCGCGAGATCCAGCTGCACGACCAGCTGGCCCGGGCGCGCGAGAGGGGTACCTGATGGCCACGCCGGTCGAGCGCGCCGTCGAGGTGATCTCGGCGCGACTGACACTGCTGGTCCCGCGGATCGCGGTGCAGCTGGCCAACTCGCTCGACTCCGACCAGCTGCTCGCCGATCTGCTCGATCTGGACCGGACCCAGGCGCGTGCCAAGGCCGCCCAGCAGCAGCTGGACCGGGCGCGTGAGCTGGTCGAGCCAGCAGCCTACGCGCTCAGCTATAGCGAGCTGATCGACCGGTTCGACCGGTTGCGCGGCCTGCTCAAGTAGACCCCGGGGAGTGCCCGAGGTGTGCGCTCGCCCGCATGGCCACCGTGGGGCCGGGCGGGTGACCGCTGCACCCTCGGGGTGGTCCGCTCCCCGAGGCCGGGCCGGGCGCGAGGTTTGGTAGGGGCCTCGCGCCCGGCCCCGCGAACCAACTGGAGGATCTTATGAGCGACAAGTGCCCGACCGGCTGCGGCCGGTCCCGCCAGCCCGACCACCTAATGTGCCGGACCTGCTGGTTCAAGGTGCCCGCTGCGCTGCGGCACGACGTGTGGCACACCTGGCGCCGGTACCTGCGCACCGCGAGCGCCAGCGACCGGAAGCGTTACCAGCAGGCCCGCGAGGCCGCGATTGCGAGCGTGCCATGATCAGGTGCCCGATCACCGGGACCGCCGCGGTGCGCCGGTCCCGGCGCGAGATCCTCTCCGGCGACAAGGTCGTCGACGTCGCCTATGACATCGCCTGGGAGCGGGCCGACCCGGAGATCCACGTGGCGACCGAACTGCTTGATGATCCCGAGGCGCGGGCCGTGATCGTCGAACGTTACGCACTGGGCGAGTGGTGCCCGCACAACTCGCTCGCCCGGCACGCCAGGCTGCGCCGCGCGAGCGAGTACGACCCGGCCGAGCTGGCGCGGGCGACCCGCTGGACGCGCGAGGACTGGCAGCGGGCCCACGACGAGATCACCATGGCTGACCTGCCGTGGGAATCGACCGCGCGGTGGCTGCTTGAAACCCGCTTAGGGCCGAGGTGGGCCCCAGCACTGATCTCGGCCCACAACGCCTACACGCCACCAGGCGAGTCGCCATGAGCGACCCGCTGGCCGCGCTGGACGCGGCATACGTGGCGGCCGTCGAGCGCGGCGACAACGACCAGGCCCGGCTGCTCGAACAGGCCCAGGGCCAGGCCGACCAGCCGCCGAGGGCGGGCATCGACGTGGCGGTCTCGGCCGTGTGGTACGCCAGGCGCGGGCTGCGGGTGTTCCCGCTGATGCCCGGGCAGAAACGGCCCTACCCCGGCTCGAACGGTGTCACCGACGCGACCACCGACGAGCATCAGCTCGCCAACTGGTTCGGGATGGCGCTGGACCCCAGGGACCCGCACAACATCGGCGTAGCGACCGGCGAGAAGTTCGACGTGATCGACATTGACGGGCCGGACGGGGTCGAGGCGTTCCGCGGGATGCTCTCGGGCGGCAGCGGGTGGCTGGTGGTGCGCGGGGTCACGCAGACACCTCGCGGGCTGCACCTGTGGGTTCCGGCCGTGCCCGAGGCCCGCAACGCGGCCTATGCGGACGGCCTGGACTACCGGGCCGCAGGCGGTTATGTGGTGGTCCCGCCGTCGCACGTCGAGGGCACCCTGTACCGCTGGCTACTGCCTCCGGTGACGTGATGAGCCGGTCCCTCTTCGGCTGGGGCATGGTGCTCGACAGCCGGGTGCTCGCGGCGCTGCTGGAACGCGAGCGAGGCATTCCTTGCCGGTTGTGCGGCAACCGGTGCGACGAGGGTGCGATCTCGCCCAAGGGCACCTCGGCCAACACGCGCGTGTGCCCGTCCTGCGCGCTGGACCTGCCGATCGAGCTGCTCGCCGGGGAGGACGATTGACCACGACGTACGGGGCGGTGGCACTCGCGGGCGAGCTGGACAAGCTCGCCCGCGCCGTCAAGGGCACCCGTAACCACACGCTCAACGGCGTGTGGTTCAAGCTGGCCCAGCTCGCCGAGGCCGGGCACCTGGACCGCGACGAGGCGTGGCAGCGGGTCGCCGATGTGGCCCGCTCGATCGGCCTGCCAGACCGCGAGATCCGGGCCACCATGGGATCGGCTGAGCGCGGCGGCGCGACCAAGCCCCGCAGGACACCTCCCCCGGACCCCAGCGGCAACGGCACCAGCGGTGGCGGGCTGCTGTTCCAGCCGGGCGGACAGGCGCCGGCCGTTGACACTTCAGCGTCACACTCGAGCTCGGATGGTCAGCCGCCGACGTTCGACCACCTGTACCTGACCCGCCCGGGCCTGGCCGACCTGCCCCAGCCCGAGCCGCTGATCGACGGCGTGCTCGACGAGCACACGCTGTTCGCGCTCACCGGCCGGGACCGGTCCTACAAGTCGTTCATCGTCCTGGATTGGCTGGCCTGCCTGGCGACCGGGCGCAAGTGGCTGGACCACGAGGCCCGCCAGACCAGGGTGCTGTACGTGGTCGGGGAGGGCGCCTTCGGGCTGGACGAGCGGCTGCGCGCGTGGGAGACCGCCTGGTCGACCCCGATCCCGGGCGAGTGGTTCCACGTCCGCAGGGCGCCGGTCAACCTGTTCAAGCGGGCCGCCGACTGCGCCGAGCTGTACGAGCGGATCGCCCGCGAGCAGTACGGGGTGGTCGTGTTCGACACGTTGCAGCGGATGGCCTCGGGCGCGGAGACCAACAGCGCCAAGGACGCCAGCGTGATCGTGTCCACGATGGCCGAGCTGCGCGGCGCCAACGACCGGGCGGCCATCGGGATCGTCGCGCACACCGGCAAGACCGACGAGGACCTGCGCGGGTCCAGCGCGTTCGAGGACGACCTCGACCTGATCTGGCGGATCAAGCGCAACGAGGACGAGCAGAAGATCGTCGCCCAGCTGGCCAAGCGCAAGGACGGCCCCGAGGACCTGAGCGTCGAGCTGGAACCGCAGGCCGTCAAGGGCACCGGCTCGATCGTGCTCGTGCGGGCCAGGCGGGGGCTCGACCCGGCCAAGCACCCGACGCTGGTCGAGCCGATCCTGCGGGCGCTGGCCGCGTCGTCGACACCGGACGAGGGCCTGTCGTTCACCCGGATACAGGCCGTCGTCAATGGCGCAGCGGGCACCGTCAAGCGGTCGTTGGATTGGTTGATTGACCAGGACCTCGCCCACAAGGGCGGCGCGGGCAAGCAGACCCGGTATCGCATCACTGACTCCGGGTTACTCCGCTTGGGCCAGATCGACTCTGAGCAGGGATGATGCATGATCACTCCGATTACTCCACCTCGCTCCACTCCGCGTCGTGCCACATCACTCCACGCTCCGGGCACCCAGGGCCCCCCACGTAGTGGGGGCCCGGAGCGGAGTGAGGCACGGGACATGGAGGCGATCATGCTCGGGGAGGGTGGGGGCACCTGGCCTTGGGCCCCTGCCCGAGTAGCGTGCTACTCCCCCAGGCCCGGAGGGTGGGGGCATGGGTAGGGGACCCCGGCACGGGTGGGGCCACCGCAGGGTCAGGCGGTGGTATGTCGCCCGGTACAGACCCGGTCGGTCGCGGTGCGTTCTCGGCGGCGAGATCCTCACCCAGCTGCCGAGCCAGCTGGACCTGGCCCACAACGACGCCAAGCCCGGCGAGTACCTCGGCCTCGCGTGCCAGCACCACAACCGCAGCCGCCACGCCGAGTCGCCGTTCGCTCGACCGCGCGGCAAGCAGCGAACACGAACGAGGCAGACGAACGACGATCGACCAGCCGACCTCGCGGCCGAGCGCGAACACGAACGACGGACGCGCATCGACCAGCGCGAGCGACAGCGTCGACGACTGTTCATCGTGCGAGACGAGGACACGAGATGATCTCCGGGCCATTTTCCCCTGATCATGCTGGAGCTGGGGCGG